GGTCACCGTTGACGGCGACCTGTCGTCCTCGATCGGCGACATCGCTCTCGCGGCCTCGGGGGAAGTGACGACTGCCCCCGCTGACGGCACGCTGTCGTCCTCGGTCGGCGACATCGCGCTCGGCGCTGCCGGTGCGGCCATCGTCGACGGCGACTTGTCGTCCTCGGTTGGCACCGTCGCCCTGTCCGCCACTGGCGCGGCCCCCGTTGACGGCGACCTGTCGTCCTCGGTCGGCGACATCGCGCTCGGCGCTGCCGGTGCGGTCGCGGTCAACGGCGCTCTGTCCAGCTCGATCGGCGACATCGCGATCAGCGCCACTGGCAACGTGATCGCCGTCATCGACGGCGCTCTGTCGAGCTCGGTAGGCGACGTCGCGCTCAGCGCGGCCGGCGCGACCGTTGCCGACGGCACGCTCACGCAGGCCACAGGAGACCTCCAGCTGGCCGCCAGTGGCCTCGCAGTGGTCTCGGGCAGCCTGACACAGGACACAGGCGAGATCGCGCTCAGCGCGGCCGCGCAGGCCCTCGTGGACGGCACGCTCGACCAGCTGGTCGGCAGCGTCGTCGTCACCGCCGAGGGCGAGGTGCTGGTCACCGGCACGCTGACGAGCGACCTCGGCCCGGTGACGTTGGTCGCCGACGGGGTGATCGACACCATCATCTCCTACGGCACGCTGGCTGCCTCGCTGGGCGACATCGGGCTTTCCGCCACGGGTGTAGTCACGGTGACCGGCACCCTCGACCGGTCGGCCGGGCTGTTGACCCTCTCCGGCATCGGCACGGTGGCGATCGCCGGCGCACTGTCGTCCTCGATCGGTGACATCGCGCTCACCGGGCAGGGGGCGGTCGACATCGTCGGCAGCCTGTCGCAGGCGATCGGCGACGTTACGCTGGCGGCGGATGGTGGCGCGGGCAACTTCGGGATCCTCGATCAGGCCGTGGGAGACGTCGCACTCTCGGCAGCCGGCGCGGTCACCGTTGCAGGCACCCTCAACCTGTCGACTGGCGAGGTCAGCCTGACCGCTGTCGGCGGCGCAGTCGTCACCGGCACCCTGACCCAGTCGATCGGCAACCTGCAGCTTCTGGCTGTCGGGGCGGCACCTGTGTTCGGGGCCCTGTCCGCCTCGGTCGGCAACATCACGATCGCCGCCGAGGGGGTCGTAGGCTCCATTCCGGTCGTGGGGTCGCTCGATTCTTCGATCGGAGATATTCTCCTGACCGATGCGCAAGGATTGGTTTTCTCCTCTGAGGAGTCGAGCGACTGGCTCGTTCGACTCCGGCGAGAAGCCGTCCGATGAACAGGAGCTTTATGAGAATCGATCCGAACGGGCCGACATGGCTCGCGATCCAAGCCTACCTCGCGAAGCGGCTCGCCACGCTTCGGGAGAAAAACGACCGTCACCTGCCCGAACCTGAGACCGCGAAGCTGCGCGGCCAGATCGAGGAGGTGAAGGCCTTGCTGCGTCTGCCTGCCGTGCAGGACGACCCAGTAGTGGAAGGCACGCCGATCGAATATCAGTTCGATCCGCAGGCCCGCTGAAAACCAACGGAGCGAGAAGATGTCTACGGAAACCCAAGAGCTGACCCGCGAAGATCTACAGAAGATGTGGGACGAAGAAGTTGCCGGCGAAACGCCCGCAGCCGAGACGCCGCCGCAGCCTCCTGCAACGAGAAGCGGAGAAGCGGAGAACCTGCAGGACGATACTGGTGGCCGACCGGCCGCCAACGACGAAGCTGAGCCACCCCTACCCCAAGACCCCATGGACGAGATCCGGGCGCGCCTCGGCGTTCTCGATCGTCTGGAGCAGCGGGTACGGAACACCGAGGGCCACATCGGTGGTCTGACGTCCGAGCTGGGTACGTTCCGCAAGGAACTGAAGGCCGCTGCCACCGCAGCCGCCGCCACAGCGCCGGGCGCAGCCCCGAACCAGACGCAGATCGCTGCGGCTGCGAAGAACCTCGCGAAATGGGAGTCCCTGAAGTCGGACTTTCCCGAGTGGGCGGACGCCATCGACGAACGACTGGGCGCGGCAACGCCGCAGCAGCCCGCAGTCAACGTCGACGAGCTTCGTAAACAGGTCGCGGATGAACTGACTCCGCGCCTCAAGGCAGAAATCGAAGCCTCCATGGAGCCAAGGCTCGTGGACGTCGCCCATCGCGGCTGGCGCACGCTCGTGAATACGCCTGAATTCGTCCAGTGGATCAACGCTCAGCCCGAGAACGTCCGCCAGCTGGCGGCGAGCCCGAAGGCCGACGACGCGATCGACCTTCTCGACAGGTACAAGGAGACCCGCAAGGTCACCCAGAAGACCTCCGAGGAGATCGCCGCCGAACGGCAGGCACGCCTTCGCCAAGCAGCGAACACGCCCCGTGGACAAGGGGCCAATACCCCCCGACGGTCGGCAGACGACATGACCGACGAGGAGTATTGGCAGTATCTGGCCAGACAAGGAGCCACCAAATAATGGCCACGCAAAACTACGGCACCGCGCCGGGACGACGCACGAGCATCATCGGTTCGGCCATGGCCTCCCCGATGGCGCAGACGCGCCGGCGCGCCCAGCAACAGCAGATGACGCAAAAGCGGACGCAGCTGCAGGCGCAGAAGCAAGCGCAGATGCAGACGCAGATGCAGAAGCAAGCGCAGATGCAGAAGCAGGCCGCGCCTGCCCCGGCACCCGCGCCGATGAAACAGAACCTCTCCGCAGCCCAGAACCAAGCCGCGACCGCGAGCTCGAACATGGCGCGGAAGAAAGTCACCTTCTAAGGAACCACCATCATGACCATCCAGAACTACTCCACCGTTGCCTCGCGCAACCTCATCCGCGCCGAGCAGGAGATGCTCAAGCATGCCGAGCCGATCATCGTTCTCGGCAACTTCGGCACGCAGAAAGAGCAGCCGCTGAACAAGACCGACACGATCGTCTTTCGTCGGCTGAACCCGTTCAACATGGCCGCCAACGGCGTCGCCAACGTCACCGCCGCGAACTTCATCCTCGCGGAAGGCCAGACGCCGAACTCGAACACCATCAGCTACACCGACGTGTCGGTCACGCTGCAGCAGTACGGTGTTCTGTTCAAGTTCAGCTCGAAGGCTGAGCTGATGTACGAGGACGACATCCCCTCGGACATGAGCAAGCTGACCGGCGAGACGATGGCCGAAGTCGCCGAGATGATCCGCTATGGCGGTCTGAAGGGCGGCACCAACGTCCTGTACGGCAACGGCAGCTCGCGCGATGCGGTGAACACCGTGGTCACGCTGTCCCTACTGCGCAAGGCCGCGCGCACGCTGGAGAGCAACCGCGCTCGCCACGTCACGCAGCGCCTGTCGAGCGGGCCGAACTTCGGCAGCTCGCCGGTCGAGGCCGGCTACGTCGTCTTCGTCCACACCGACGTCGAGTCCGACATCCGCAACCTGCCCGGTTTCACCAAGGTCGAGGAGTATGCGCAGCGCAAGCCCGTTCACGATCGCGAGATCGGCTCGGTGGAGCGCTTCCGCTTCGTCACCTCGCCGCTGCTGATGCCCTTCGACGAGGCCGGCTCGGGCACGCTCAACGGCTGCCTCGGCAGCTCGAACGTCGACGTCTACCCGGCGATCGTGATCGCCGAGGACGCGTGGGGCAACGTCGCGCTGAAGGGCATGGGCGCGGTCAAGCCGACGATCCTGTCGGCCCGCCAGAAGAACCACGCCAACCCGCTGGGCCAGTTCGGCTACGTGGGCGGCGACTTCTGGATGGCGACCGTGCGTCTCAACGAGAACTGGATGGTGCGCCTCGAAGTCGGCGCGACCAGCCTGTAAGCGGAGGTGAACCATGCCTGAAAAAATCTCCCAGCGGCTTAACGCCGGCGGGTTCAGCGACTCGGAGGCGCGAGAACTTCGCGCCCTCCTCACGGCGGTCAAGGCGGAGGTCGCTGCTTTGCGGGCGTCCATCGTCGGGATCAATGCCAAGCTGGATCTCGACGGTGGTGTGACCGACACCAACTACGCTGCCCTGTGGACTCCGGCCACGGGCAACCTCCTCGACTGACAAGGAAACCATCATGTCCCAGAACCTCGCCGGAGCCGTTGTCGGCTCCAACATGAACTTCGCCCGAGTCGCGCTCGTGGCTGGCACCACGACCACGATCACCACGACCGTGGCCGCGATGTACAGCATCAACGGCAAGATCTACACCAAGGGCGCGATCACCAACGGCGCGACGCCGACCACCGACGTGATGACCGGCGCGGCCTTCCGGCCGTTGCCGATTCCGACCTCGGCGGCCGACGCGAAGGGCTGCGTGTTCGTCGTGGCCCTGAACGCCGCTGGCGACATCAAGGTCGCACAGGGGCCGCTGGTCAACGTCGCCGACGTGACCGGTGGTCTTGCGATGTACCAGCTGCCGATGCTCAGCGATGACCTGTGCCCGATCGGCTACATCATCGTCAAGGGCTCGGCCACGCAGGTTGCGACGTGGACGTTCGGTACGAACAACCTGTCGTCTGTCACCGGCATCACCTATGTGTTCGGCAATCTGAGCTCGCTGCCCGCGCAGCCGATCTCGGCGTAAGGATGTCTCCTCCAGCCAGCCTTCGGGCTGGTTTGGCCTGTCCCTCTCGGGGGGCAGGCCTTTTTTGGAGGCAACAGCAACTCTCTGGAGCGAGAAATGGCTATCAAAACAATCGACACAGATGATGTCGGCGTTGCACAGATGGAACCGAAGAGCCTCGACGAAATCCGGGCTCATGCGGCAACTGAAATCGAAGTGGAGAGCAAGTTCGACAGCGACGCGATGGCGCTCGAAGCGTTCATGAACGAGTCGGTCAAGCTGCGCATCCACGGCTCGCCCGAGGAAGGTGCCCTACCGGTCATCTCTGTGATCGTCAACGGCACGATCCAACCGATCCCGCGCGACGTCGAGGTCGACGTCAAGCGCAAGTACGTCGAGGCCCTCGCCCGCGCGAAGGCCACCAGCTATCGGCAGGTCACCAACCCGATCGACCCGTCGGACATCAAGATGGTGCCCACGACCGTCCTGTCCTATCCGTTCACGGTGACCGAGGATTCGGCCAA